AATAAGCGCCAAGATAAGACTGCAGCCAAGGATAAACGTCGAAAACGTTGTTGACCGTTCCAGTGGCTTGGCTTGACTTGTTGTACTTGACTTTGATGTCACCAAGTTCGACGGCTTCGTACAGGCCAGTATCGCCAGTGGAGTCAGTAATGGCACCTGTGTCGTTAGCGAGTGCACGCGCCAGTTCGTAGGTGGCGTACTTGATTTCGGCTGGAATCAAGCTGCAAACCAGCTCAACCGTGTCGACGTGGTAATTGTTGCGGGGCCACTTCAGCGCTTGATCGTTGTCGCAGCGGTCGCCGTAAAAGTTCAGGCTGTCGATCCAGCGCGTTGCTGAAATCAAAGAGCGGTTCTTTTGGTCGTCGGTTTTGTCGTCCCAAGTGGCAGAGTCGGGGACGGTTTCAAAATATGAGTTTGCCTCGGCCAGCGTTACGTAGCTGTTGGCCGTTGAACTCTTCAGTGTGGCGTTGATAGTTGCGGCCACAGCATTACCACATACTTTTTGTCAGTCTAGCGGCAATAAAAAACCCCACCCGAAGGTGGGGCATCTCCCTCGTCGAGTGAAGGATAGATCAGATGGTGGTGGTGTCCAGGGGGCTGTTGACAGTGAGCTGAACCATGGGGATCAGGTCGATGTCGTAGGTAGCGCTCCAGTTGCCGGCGGTGGCCAGGTTGGCGTTGGTGGGGTTGTCGCCAGCGGAGGTCCACTTAGTGCCCATCACGTGGTAGGCGCCGTGGTAGTCAACCGAGAGCACGTCCTGCTTGGACAGCACGTTGCGGTCTGCCTCGATGCGCAGATCCGACTGCACACCCTCAAGGATGGTGCCGGACTTGAGCAGATAGCAGTAGAACTCGCGCTGGTGGCCGCCGGTGCCAGGTGCAACGGTGTTGACTTGGCTGTCAACGACAACGCGCATACCAGCGAACTGGCCGACTTCGCGGGCGCCAATGCCCACGCCGCCACCGCCCCAGGTCACTGCGCCAGAAGCGGCCAGTGCAGAGGTGGAGAAGGTCAGCATGCCCACCTGATACAGGTAGTAGGCGACCGAGGGGTGGACAACCAGGGTGTCGAGCTCTTCGCCGCGCTCACCCAGGACCGAGCGAGCTTCTGCCACGGTGGCAGCGGTCAGGAAGTTGGCCTCAGCACCACCGGAAGCGGCGGCCACAGCCTTGTCCAGAGCGTTGGCAGACAGAGCAGTGCCAAACAGACCGGCAAGCTGGGAGAACAGGCGGGCGCTGTTCAGCTTGTTGATGGCGTCAGCCAGTTGGTTGCGGATGTGAAGCATGGGGTCTTCACCAGCGGCCAAAACTGCAACGTCATCGACGGCATACGCAAAACCGCGATGGACGATGGATGCAATCTGGGTTCCGGTCCCGATCTTCTGGGGGGTCAGATAACCAGCGGTGCTGGTGCCCCAGGTGGCGGTGCCGTCCATGATCTCCTCGGTGGGAGACACGGGGTTGAACTCGGGAACTTGGATGCGGGTGCCGCCTTCGCGGGCATCCAGCAGGGAGTTGCGAACAACAGCGCCGCTCTTCAGGAAAAGGCTGCGCTCCTTGATCGCCTCAGACACGTAGGTGCTGAGATTATTACGCTTGACGATGTCCGCCAGAAGGACACCGCCGGAATAGTTCTGAAATGGGGCGGCCATTTCAATCTCCAGGGGAAAGGTTTACGTGGTTCAAGTCACAGACTTGAGTGGTGTCCCACGGGGACTTAGCGACCCGCTTCCCTTTTCAGCACGGCTGCAAGGTCGGGGTCGCTGGCTTCCAAGGCCATTTGCCTCGTTAGGTTAATACTACCTTCCTTCCAAGGGTTAGGCATACCAGCGGAAATAGCACTGGTAGGAGTGGGCTTGGCGCCCATTCCAGCTGCACTGCTTGGCTTGAAGTGGTGCTCAAAACCTGAGCCCGGATTCTTCAAATTAGAAAGGTAGGTGGTGATGTCTTGCTCAACACCGCCGTTCAAAACAACAACGCTGCCGCTGTCATTTTTGCGGAGGTTGTTTTGCATAAGCATCAACATCTGCTCTGCGTTGATAGCGCCAGCCTGGCTAATGGCAGCCAGTGCGTTGGTTTTCATCGCAGCGGTTTCATTAGAGGTGCGGAGTTCCTCTAACTGGCGTTGCAGGTCGCCGATCTGTTGCTCTTTTTCTTGGGCGGTGCGGTTGGCCTCCTCCCAAAGGTCTTTCCACTGACCTTGGTCTTCCAGCGTCTTTTTGCGCTGGTCGTCCTGTTTTTTGTAGACCTCGTCCAGCTTGGTTTTGATGCCTTGGAATTTTTCCTCGGCTTCGCTGGCTTGGGCCTTCAAATTCGCAATTTGACTTTCGTACTCAGCACGTAGCTGGACACTCTGGTCAATTTGGGGAGCGGTGTCTGCTACAGCCACAGGCTGGTCAGGAGTCACCACGGGTGTCTCCTGGATGACTTGCTCTTCCATACTCAAGATTCAGTTTCAGGGGTCTCGGTGGCAGGCTCTTCTTCTGCCTTGGTGCGGCGCTTGCGGGGTGCAGGGGCCGGCTTGTCTTTTTCGTACAGATTCTCAGCGCGAAGCTCTACAAGTTCCCACTTGTATGAGCCGTCAGGCTGGAGAACCTTGTCAAGGTGCTTATCCATGACAGAGGTGAAAATGCAGTATTAGTCTACAACAGAAGAACGAGTTAGACAGTTGCTCCAAGCTCGTCGATATTTGCAGGCGAAAGATTTAGCCACACGCTGCCGTTATATCCCTCAAAACGGTTTTCAGTGGTGTTGTACCGGATAGTTCCAGTTGTTGGGGTGCCGGGACGTTCGGCCGTTGTTCCTACGGCAACGAATGCATCAGAACCAGCGGGACCTTGAGGACCGGTGGCGCCGGTAGCGCCTGTAAGACCCGTGTCACCTTGAGGTCCTTGTGGTCCTTGGGGTCCGGTGTCGCCTTGAGGACCTTGGGGACCTGTGGCGCCAGTTAGACCTGTGTCGCCTTGAAGGCCTTGTGGACCTTGAGGTCCGGTTGCACCAGCTGGGCCGGTGTCGCCTTGAGGACCTTGGTCACCTTGTACGCCTTGCGGGCCTTGGGGTCCTGTGGCACCCGTTGCACCTGTCGCTCCAGTTGCGCCGGCAGGACCGGTTTCGCCTTGTGGTCCTTGGGGACCGGTGTCGCCGGTGTCGCCTTTAGGACCTCTTTCGCCTTGGAGGCCGGTGTCGGCAGTTTTAAGTGCAGTGGAGCGGGGTGTGCCGTCGAGAGCTTGCGTGCCAATAGCGACAGGTTGGCCTTGCCAGCCGGCTTCGGTTTTGGGGCCGTAGAGACGTTTGCTGACTACGTCGACATACCAGTCGCCATTGGTGCCGAGATCGCCCGGGGGACCTTCGCCAGATAGCAGATTGTTGAATTGCTCGACGCGCTTGGCGAGCTTCACCAAGGCGGTGATTTGCGCCAGCGTTAGGTGTTGCTGGGTCGCCATCGGTTAGTTCAGCAGGGCTTGGATGAGGCGCTCCATCTGGTCTTCGTTGCCTGGTGCAACAGGTTGCTCCGGTTCGGGAGTTTCTGTTGGCTCCTCTTCTTCAAGCGTGGATTCAGTGGCGGCGGGCAGAATTTCGCCTTGGACCAAGATTTGGCGGAACTCGTCGCGGTCCAGTACGCCTTGGCCAAACAGTGCGTTGAGAGCAGTGATGTCTTGGCCGATTAGGCGGTCCATGTCAAAGTCGCGGCTGATCTTGACTTCGGGTGGCTCCAGCTGGAGGTAGCTGGCGGCGAAATTGAAACTTTTTTGCAGGCTTTGTTCGAGGTCCATGGAGACCATCGACATCATGGAATTGGTGTCGACGCGGTCGAGGCGGCGGGCGTCGGCAGATTCAGCAACAAATTTCTGTTGGCTAAGGGTGCTAATGCCCAGCGTTGCCATCTGCTGCTGCAGTTCCTTGATTTCGGCGCTCTGGGCTTCGAATGCGCTAGACGCAGGCTCCACGTAATAGACCTTGTTGCCCGGTTGGGTGGCCATTGCGTAGTTCACGCTGATGGCCATGTCCTTGGTCTGGTCGTCCCAGCCCTCAAGGACAAGCATCGGTTGAGATGCAATGTGGAGGCTGTGGATGAGGTCGGCCTGGCGTTGGAAGTGGGCCAGATTCAGATAAGCGATGTCCAGCAGCGGGGGCTTGCTGACCATCGTGTCAGTCTTGTTTGAGTACAGCGTGACAAGCGGAATTTCACCCAAGCTGTAATCGCCGGACTCCACCAGCTCGTAGTCAGAAGTGCTGGTCGTTGCATCAAATGAGTTGGGATAGGGGAAACCGCCGGCAGTTTCTTTTTTGGTTTCTGTCTGGCGGAAAATGCGGTACCGGCCAGGCTCGATGACACGGACTTGCTCAAACAGCTTTTCGCCGAAATCGCCGTCGGGCACCACCGCTTTCTCGGCAATGCGGACTTGGATCAACTTGCCGTAGTTGACCTCGCGGTCCAGGCGCCAGCCGTAGATGTTGGTGGGGTCTACTTCAATCCAGTACGGGCGGCGGTTTAAAGCACGTTCTTCGGCAAGGCTGCGGGCGCCAGTTGGGGCGGGGAAATCAACCAGGGTGTGGCTGTGGCCGTAAGTCAGCGCACAGATCAAGGCGCGGCGGGCGTACTCGTCTAAGTCCGAGCCGCAGCCGTCAACATCCTTGGAAAAAATGTCCGTCCAGTACGGGTCGCCAGTCAGCGTGATTGGCTTGCGCAAAATCAGGCCGGCAGCAGCCCGCACCAAACGTTGGGTATATGGCGAGAAAACAGCGCGGTTGACTCTTGCCAGGTATGCCGAGTAGTCCTCCCGTGGCTCCAGTGGCAAGAAGGCTTCGCTTTTTTCGCGCAGATATTCCGTGCCGTTCGTGACGGCTTTCATGATCTCCCAACCCTTCATCTGGTCCATCACCGCTTGGGTGCGGGTGAAGGGGTTGTCAGACCCACCCATGTAGGTGGAGCTGACAAGGTGAGTACGAATGCGGCCGGGGACGGAATATGTCATGGGGTGGCTCGGTTAGTCGTCTTCGTCCTCAACTTCAATCATCACCTCGATACCGGCAGCTAGGCGCGTCATTAACGCTCCAAAGTCGACGGGGTCGGTTGGAGTAAGGAAGGTGAAAGTGGCTGAGGTCATGCGGGTCTCGGCATCCACTTCAAGGTGGATGCATCCGCCGGGGCAGATTCGAGTACCCATAACCTCAGCCTCCGACTAATCCTTATTCGAGGTTGCTGGTGATGGTGCCGCTGGTCACGAAGTTGCAAGTAACAATCACCAAGTCACCGACAGTGGAGGAGATGTCCATGCTGGTGATGATGCCGGCAAAGCTCACAGAGTCGGTGCCGCTGGTGCTGCCGGTCGTGAACAGCTCGAAGGTGGCGTCGGCAGTGTCGCCGGTGGTCACGATGTCCTCGATGAAGCCGGATTGGCCGGTGGCATCGGGGTCGTAAACCAACTCAACCGTGCCAGAGCCCGAAACAAGGCTGCCAACAAAGGAACGGAAGGTGTCGCCGTGGTCGGTGACATCCAAAGTGTCTTTGGTAATGTTCAGCGTCCAGCTCCGGGTGCCAACGATGGTTGCGTTGGCAGAGCCGGCGGCGTCAAACTGAACAGAACCTTCTTCGCCGCGAAGAATGGCCATGACTAGACAGGGGAAGGGTCTATATCCCGGAGTCTAACTCTTTAACTGTCGTAAATCACGGCAAGATCTCGCTTAGCCGTGGTAAGCAATAGCGATGATGGGCACCACGCTCGGTGTGCCCGAGCTGATGGCAGAAATGCGCATCCGGACCTTACTTGCGGGCTTTCCTGTGTAGAAATAGGCGTATTGGCCGTTTGAGTTAATAGTTTTGCTGGTATCTAGCTCGAACCATGTGCTGCCGCCGTTGTAATTGGCCTCAAACTTCATTGTGAAGTTGGCGCCACCCGTTACGACAGCCGCAAAAGTGAATTCGCTACTGTCGGCATGGACCTCCAATGCGTCGTTTACTGCCGTTAAAGGCGTTGATTCGTGGTGCTCGACCAGATTGGTGCCGCGGACGACGGTGATAGCCATTACTTCTTCCTCTTTTTGGCGGTTTTAGCGGCCTGTTTGAAGTCCTTCGCAGTTGGGGCGCCCTTGGAGCCGGGTTTACGCATCTTTTCGCCCGAGCCAGCAGCAATGCGCTTGCGTTTGGCGTTGATATTTGCGTAAAGACCCTTCTTTTTGGCGGCCATAGCTACTTTTTCC